AAACACCTTTTACAAGATGACGATACTGGTCACGCTGTGGACTTAATGGCATACCAAGACGGAGATCCTTGTTGGGAAATCCAAGTCTACGATGAGATAGCTGATGCCATGAAAGAGGCGGCTGTCAGAACCGATTTGAAAATTCGTTGGGGCGCTGCATGGCAAATAGATGACCTTCGTGCTTGGGAAGGAACAGCCGAGGATGCAATGAACGCATATGTGGATTTACGTCGCTCCCAGGGCCGTCGCCCGTTCATTGACGGACCCCACTTTGAAATAAATTAAGGACTATATGTATGGATGTTGTTGACTTTGCAAAATATTTGTATAATAAATTTGATGAGAGAGAAAAAGATATTGCACAAGATCTAGTATTAGGAAACATAAAAGATTGGAATCAGTATCAACATTTAGTGGGTGAGGCACGGGGACTCTCACTCGCTAAAGAAGAAATAAAATCCCTGCTGGAGAATAGATTAGAAGATGCCGAGCAAATTATTAGTTCCTGACTTTTATAAAGTCCCAAACAAAGAACCAGACCTTCCCCTAAAAGACAGATTACCGCAACCCACAGGTTGGAGGATACTTGTTATGCCCTATAGAGGCAAAGGCAAGACCGAAGGCGGGGTATTTATGCCAGAAGATGTCGTTGAAAGAGAAGCGTTGGCTACAGTTGTCTCTTATGTGTTAAAGGTTGGACCTTCAGCATATAAAGATGAAAATAAATTTGGAGATCAAAAACCTTGGTGTAAAGAAGGTGATTGGGTCTGCATTGGTCGATATGCCGGGGCAAGGTTTAAAATTGATGGTGGTGAAGTAAGAATTATTAACGATGACGAAGTTATCGCTACTATCCAACATCCAGACGACATATATAGTGTTTAGGAGTTAACATGGAACAGGAACAAAGAGTAGAAGAAGCAGAAACCGTTGAGGTAGAAGTTGCAGATCCTTCCATTAAGGAGCAAAAAAGTAAAGAAGTAGAAGTTGTTCAAGAAGTAGAAGTAGAAGGAAAGCAAACTGAGACAAAAGAAGAACCGAAAGAGGATGAACTTGAGAATTACAGTAAAAATGTTCAGACTCGGATAAAAAAGCTTACAGAGAAGTATCGAAAAGAAGAAAGAGATAGGGAAGAAGCCGTGAGGCTGTCACAGCATCTCTTAGAAGAAAACAAAAAGCTTAAACAGACAGTAGGAAATCTTGATAAAGGATATCTTTCTGAATATGGTACTAGGCTAGAGTCGCAAGAAGACCAGGCAAAAAGAGCTTATGCTGAAGCACATCAAGCCGGGGACTCCGAAAAAATGTTCGAAGCTCAGAAAGCTTTATCGAAAATAGCTATAGAGCAAGAACGGTATAGATTAGCCAAAAATCAATCGGATACAGCAGAACAGCAGGCTCAAGCCGAGCCAACTACACCGCCTCAACAGCAACAACCAAAGGCTGAAGTGTCTCCAAAAGCTAAAACTTGGGCGGAAAAGAACGAATGGTTTGGCGATAACGAGATCATGACTCAAGCAGCTTTTGTTCTACATAATAAATTAATACAAGAAGAAGGGTTTGACCCGGAGAGCGATGAGTACTATAGTGAGATTGATAGACGAATGAGGACAGAGTTCCCTCATAAGTTTGAAAAACAGAAAACGAGTAACGGAGTTCAGGTCGCTTCTGCGAATTCCACAGCATCTCGTAGTACGCAACAGAAGCGAAGATCGGTAAAACTATCGCCTTCTCAAATAGCGATAGCTAAAAAACTTGGAGTACCTCTAGAAGAGTACGCAAAATATGTGAAGGACTAAGATATGACAGATAGAACACCGAGAAAAGAAACGACCCGTGAAGCAACTTCACGCAGAAAGCCTTGGACACCACCCAACAGGTTGAATGCACCTGAACCCCCAGAGGGATACAAGCACAGATGGATTCGTATCTCCACTCGTGGAGAGGACGATAAAGTCAACGTCCATACTAAAATGGATGAGGGATGGGAGCCAGTAAGGGCTGAAGAATACCCCAGTAGGGACTTACCAACCATAGAAGATGGAAAGTATGCAGGAGTTATAGGTACAGGTGGATTAATGCTTGCCAGAATGCCTCTCGAAACAGTCAAAGAGAGAAATGAATTTTATCGAGGTAGAACTCGTGAACAAATGACTGCCGTTGACAGTGATCTAATGCGTGAACAGCATCCTTCGATGCCAATCACAAATGATCGTCAAACTAGAGTTTCATTCGGGGGTCGAGGTGATTCCCCTAAAAATTAATTTTTTGCATAGGAGCTAAATATGGCAAACACAAACGTAAAGTTTGGATTAAAGCCGATTGGTGTTATTGGGGGAGGACCCAATGTCACTAGTCAGTATTTTATCAAAAGTGATGCTTCAGCGATATACCAAGGTTCTCCTGTAGAAGTCGAACTTACAGGCGGTACTGCGGCAATCATAACTAGTGCAGATGGCGACGGGAAGCAACTTCTCGGAGTTTTTGCAGGTTGTGAATACGTTGATGCAACGACAGGTAAACTTACCTTTAAAAATCAGTGGGGCGGTGATGGTACTGCTGATACTAACCACGACATAAAATGTTTTGTTTATGATCATCCAATGACGAAGTTTATTATTGCTTCTGACGGGACAAACACAAACAGAGCAACTGCAAAAGCAGATATTTTCAAGACAGCACAACTTGCTACGGCAACTGCAGGAAATTCCACAACTGGTCTTTCTAGTGCTATGATTGATATATCTACAGCAGAAGCGTCAGATCCCTCAAATCCTTTGATGATCATTGGTCTTCATGAGGATGTGACTAACGCGGATCACTCTGCAGCAGGTATCTCTTATGTCGTTAAACTTAACAACCATGTGTATGCTTCGTCTAGTGGCGATGCAGATGCAGCTATTTCATAAGGGGGACTAATAATGGCGATATCTAGAGCACAATTAGCCAAAGAGTTAGAACCAGGTTTAAACGCCCTCTTTGGTATGGAATATGGTCGATATGAGAACCAACATTCTGAAATTTTCACAACTGAGTCTTCAGATCGTGCATTTGAAGAAGAAGTAATGCTTTCTGGCTTCGGGGCTGCCCCGGTCAAGCAAGAGGGTTCAGTGGTATCATTTGATGATGCTAATGAGTCTTTCACTGCTCGATACAACCATGAAACCATTGCTTTGGCTTTTGCTATCACAGAGGAAGCAGTAGAGGACAACCTCTATGACCGTCTTTCTGCTAGATACACAAAAGCTCTAGCTCGATCAATGGCTCATACAAAACAAGTCAAAGCGGCTTCAGTTCTTAACAACGCTTTCGATTCTACTGTAACAGGTGGAGACGGCAAAGAGTTGTGTGCAACTGACCATCCACTACTAAACGGGGGCACATTATCTAACGAGCCTTCAACTTCTGCGGATTTAAACGAGACATCTCTTGAGGATGCCCTAATTAATATCGCGGGATTTGTGGACGAGCGTGGTCTAAAGGTTGCACTTCGAGGCACAAAGCTTATCATTCCTCGACAGCTACAGTTTGTTGCTGAGAGATTGATGGCTTCTGCGCTTAGATCTGGAACTGCCGACAATGATGTGAATGCTGTTAAGTCAATGGGGATGCTTCCACAGGGTTATACTGTGAATGACTTCCTAACAGACACTGATGCTTTCTTCATCATGACTGACACTCCAAGAGGTTTCTTACATTTCGAGAGAACACCTCTTTCAACAAACATGGAATCTGACTTCGACACAGGTAACATGAGGTATAAGGCTCGTGAGAGATATTCTTTCGGGTTCTCAGATCCTCGTTGTGTATTTGGGTCACCAGGAGCCTAATTTCATAGTTTCCCTCCCAACTAGAAGGGCGAGTAAAATCGCCCTTTCTTTTTGTGCGAAATTGTTTTATATTCTAATTATCCAAACTGCTACATTGTGTGGCAGACATTGCCAGATTGGAGGAAAATATGGCTAATACAACTTTTTCAGGACCAATACGGTCACAAAATGGAATGAAACTAATCAGTAAAGATTCTACTACTGGTTTAGTATCAGACAGAACTCTTGGGGATTACCCACAAGACACAAGACGTTTTTATTTAGACGAATGGTTTGTACAAAGACCTGGTTTAAATGCGAACATTGACCAAGTATCAACAGTTGAAGTTCAAAGAGCTTTGAATAGAAACTGGGAAGCACTTGGAACTAATATGACTACAGCTTTGTGTACTTTTAATACTACTTCGGCAGGAGTTGTTGCAACAACAGCAGGTGCTGACCAAGATCAAGCAATACTTACTCCACATTTAGATACTGCTGCGACAGCATGGGCAGGATGCTTATGGGGTACTGAGAATCAAGTGCATTGGGAAACATCAATCGCATTACCTGCAATTGATAACCAAAAAGTTTGGGCGGGTTTAAAACTTACTAATGACCAGTTAGTTGCAACTGATGCTAATCAGGCATTTTTTAAGTTTCAGACTGATGCTACAAACTCTGAAGCGTTTACTGACTATACATTGTTACATTTTGTTCATAGTATTGGTGGCACTGACTACATTAGTGCATTACCTATTACTGTGGCTGCTGATACAATTTACCATTTAAAAATTACTTTTGATAGTTCAAGACAAATGTCTATTTTTGTAAATGGTGTTCAGTACAACATAACAAGTACATCTGGAAGCACAGGTGGAACTTCTGTTACTACTGGAACAACTAAATCGGCAGCTATGACAGACGACATTGATTTAATTCCTTACATTGGAATTGAAGCGGGGGCAGCGGCTGCTGAAGCGATTCATTGTCATTATGTAAAAATGAGTAGAATAATTAACGAATAATTATTTTTAGGAGGGCAATATGGCTGATGCAGTAGCCTCACAAACGATACTCGATGGTCCAAAACAAGTTGTTATGAAATTTACAAACGTAAGTGACGGTTCTGGCGAAAGTGCCGTCACTAAAGTAGACGTAAGTGCCCTTTCAAAGGGTGCTGACGGTGCTACTTGTACGGGTGTAACACTAGAACAAATTTGGTGGCAGTGTCTTGGTATGAAAGTTAGCATACTATTTGACGCTACTTCAGATGTTCTAGCCATTCAGCTTGGTGAGAACCAAAGCGGTCATCACGATTATAGAGATTTTGGTGGCATACAAAATAATGCGGGTTCTGGCGTTACGGGGGACATTCAGTTTACAACTGTAGGTCACTCTAGTGCCGATACTTACACTATTATATTAGCTATGCGTAAGAACTATGGCTAATTGCAAAGAAAATTATTTCCGCTCCTATTTAGAGGGAGCGGGGATATGATAAATCAGATAATAGTAGGAATTACAGTTTGTGGAGCCTTTGGTATCCTCTCTTGGATGGGGTACACTTTAATAGAGGTAGATAAAAGAACGGAGGTTATGGCTGTTAAAATAAGTGCTAATCACGAAATGCTGAAGCCTTTGTGGGAAGAATTTGTTAAGAGGAGTGCCAAGAATGGCAATGGGTCGATCTCAAATGAAAAAGCAAGTTTCGAAAGCTCCTACTAAGAGGAAATCGAAACGTGCAAAGAAGAGGAAAAAGTAAATGGCAACATCTAGTTCTAGAGATTTTGATCTTGACGTAGCAGAAATAATAGAGGAAGCCTACGAAAGGTGCGGGATAGAAATAAGGACAGGGTATGACGCTAAAACTGCTCGACGATCTCTTAACCTTATGTTCGCTGATTGGGCAAATAGAGGTCTTAATCTTTGGACAGTAACCCAAGCAACACAATCACTTACCTCTGGTACAGCATCCTATACTTTTTCTACAAATTTTACAGATCTACTAGATGTAGTCATCAGAGATTCAAATAGCACAGACTTTTCAATAACGAGAATATCCAGAAGCGAATACCTAAACATCCCCAACAAAACGTCAACGGGTCGTCCTAGCCAGTTTTTCTACGATAGACAAGTAACGCCTACAGTAACTGTATGGCCCACTCCAGACGTGTCTACCTATACCTTAGTTTATTATTATGTTAACAGAATTCAAGACGCAGACACTCTCCAGAATACGACGGATGCTCCTTTTAGGTTTCTTCCTTGTATGGTTGCGGGTCTTGCCTATTATTTATCTCTTAAAAGGGCACCAGAAAGAACCCAACTCTTAAAAGTTGTGTATGAAGAAGAGTTTCAAAGGGCAGCAGACGAGGATGAAGATAGGGTTTCTCTTAAATTACAACCTAGTATTCAGTACTTGAGGACATAATGCCTAGATATGCATCAAATAAAAGAGCATACGGAATATCCGATAGGTCTGGGTTTAGATATCGTTTAAAAGATATGAGGATGGAGTGGAACGGTTCTTTAGTGGGTAAGGATGAGTTTGAGGCAAAACACCCTCAACTAGAGCCTTCTAGGATTATAGCAGATCCACAAGCATTACGAACACCTAGACCAGATACAGCTATAGAACCAACGGCTTTTGTAGTATATACTAATTATGGTGACGGCATAATAGGGTTTAAAATGGATACTTTTGAGGCTACAACAAGCCTTGGATCAGTTACGGTGACAACATCATGAGTTTTACATTAGCGACATTAAAAACAGCCATACAAGATTATTCTGAAAACACGGAAACAACCTTTGTTACGCACCTTCCTGATTTTATTAAGGCTACAGAGGAACGTATTCTAAAAACTATTGATTTAGAGTTTTTCCGAAAAAATGTTACAGCTGCCACGACTTCAAGCAATAGGTTCCTTGCTGTGCCAAGCGATTATTTGTCTTCTTTTAGCTTGTCAATAACTAATTCTAGTAACAAAGAATTTCTTATGCAGAAAGACGTAAACTATGTTGAAGAGTACAACCCTAATGCCTCTACTACTGGCGCACCTAAGTACTACGCCTTATTTGATGTAAGTAATTTTATACTTGCCCCTACCCCCGACGACACATATACGGTGGAGCTTCATTATTATTACCGCCCTGCAAGTTTGACTGCGGGATCTGACTCAGGGACTACCTGGTTAAGTACCAATGCCCCAAATGCGATGTTATATGGTAGTTTAATAGAAGCATATACTTTCATGAAGGGGGAACCAGATGTTATGAAAATGTACAATGACCGTTTTGTTGAATCATTATTAAGATTAAAAGAGTATGGAGAAGCTCGTGAGAATGCTGATGCGTATAGAAGAGGATTACCAGAAAGGCCCAGGACATAATGCTTATGGAAATGAAAAAAGAACCAATCGTTGAGGTTCATACAACAGACAATAGAGGGTTTACTCCTGAAGAAGTAGCTCAAAGATGCGTGAATAAGATAGTTGAAGTAGGAGATTCAGCCCCTCCCGCCATTCGAGATCAGGCAAGAGCGTTTAAGGATCATTTAGAGAAAGTTATAGCGTTTTATATGAAAGAAGCTATAAGTTCAGATAGGGTAACAGTTTACAATGCAATTAAAGATGCCGGTTATGATAAGTTGGCAGA